AGTAGTGGTGCTACTACCAGTGCCGCTTCTACTTCAAATTATCTTCTCACAACAGACGCAGCAGGTGTTCCAGTATGGTCACAAGTATTTGACGGAGGTTCCTTCTAATGGCAAAACCAAATAGCAGACAAACACTTATCGATTATTGCCTGAGGAAACTTGGTGCTCCTGTTCTTGAAATTAACGTTGCCGATGAGCAGATTGATGATGCCGTAGATGATGCTCTTCAACTGTTCCATGAAAGGCACTTTGATGGTGTTGCCAGAACTTTCCTGAAGTATCAGATCACATCTGAGGATAAAGATCGTGGAAGAGCTGGTCCTGGTGGAACAGGTATTACAAGTGAGACTGCAACTTCTACTGCTGGACCATCATTCACTTGGTACGAAAACGCAAACTATATTCAGGTTCCCGATTCTGTAATCGGTATTGAGAAGGTATTCAAGTTTGACTCCAGTTCCATTTCTAATGGAATGTTCAGTGTCAAGTATCAGTTGTTCTTAAATGACATTGCATTTGACCTTGGATATCAGGGTCTTCTTACATATGCGATGACTAAGAGTTATCTTGAGGATATTGACTTCTTACTGACAACTGATAAGCAACTCAGATTCAATAAGAGACAAAATAGATTATACATGGATATAGACTGGGCAAGTGCCGTAGTCGGTGACTATATTGTTCTTGACTGCTACAGGATCATGGATCCTGATGACTTTACCAATGTCTATAATGATTCTTTCTTGAAGATGTATCTTACTGCTCTAATTAAGAGACAGTGGGGTCAGAATCTCATCAAGTTCAAGGGAGCAAAACTTCCTGGTGGTATTGAACTTAATGGTAGAGAAATCTACGATGATGCCGAGAAAGAACTTGAGGACATCAAAAAGAGAATGCTCTCAGAATACGAAATTCCTCCCCTTGATCTTATCGGATAATGGCAATTAATCCTTTTTTTCTACAAGGCTCTGAAAATGAACAGTTCCTCTTACAGGATCTGATTAATGAGCACTTAAGAACTTACGGAATAGAGATATATTATATTCCTAGAAAAATTCTTGGGCAAGATAATATCATCAGAGAGATTGAAGCATCAAAGTTTGATGATAACTTTATCATTGAAGCATACTTAGAAAATTTTGATGGATATCCACCTGGTGCGGATATCATGACTAAGTTTGGAATCAATCTTCAGAATGAAGTTACACTCACTCTTTCCAAAGAAAGATTTGAAGAATTTATTCAACCATTTATGGCAGAATTTCCAGACGATGAAATTCTTATTGACACTAGACCAAGAGAAGGTGATTTAGTTTATTTTCCACTCGGACAAAGAATTTTTGAAATCAAAAGAGTAGAACATGAACAGCCCTTCTACCAACTTGGCACAAACTACACATATAAACTGGAGTGCGAACTGTTCCAGTATGAAGGTGAGGCAATTGATACTACAATCGAAGAGATTGATAAGGTAATTCAAGATTATGGATATACTACAGAATTAATACTGGTTGGTTCTGGAACAACAGCAGAAGCTAGAATCGATAACTTCGGTAGAACAGGAATCATCCAGAAGATTGTTCTTACTGATGATGGTTCTGGATATACTACACCACCAACAGTATCAATTAGCACTTCACCTGCTCTCTTGCCAGGATCTACCGCAGAAGCAGTTGCTATTACCACTGTGAGAAGTGGAGTATATTCTATTGATAGAATTCTCCTCACCAATCCTGGTTTCGGATATTCCAGTCTAAATCCACCTACAGTTACAATCACTAGTATCGCAAATACCTCTCCTGGTGGATCTGGTGTTTATGGTACAGGTGCTGCTGCTACTGCGGTTGTTGCAGCAAACTCTGGTATTGCTTCTATCCGTGTAACTGATGGTGGTAGCAATTACTATAATGTTCCAACCATTTCGTTTGGATCCAGTACAGGTGCTACTCAACCTGTTCTTGAACCAGTTCTTGTCGATGGTCGTATTACCACCCTGCTTTACAGAGATGCAGGTGCGGGATATGAATTTGCTCCACCATTTACAATCAATAGGACTGGAGCAGATTCGGGACTTTCTACCGTTAATTATTATTACAACGAAATTATTGTTGGTCAGGCATCTTCAGTAACAGGTAGAGTCAAAGATTGGAACTATGATACTGGCATTATGAAGGTCGGGATAAATAGTGGTGAATTTCTTGCTGGAGAAGAAATTGTTGGAAGTGCATCTTCCGCAAGGTGGAAAGTTGTATCTTATGACGATTATGACGATAGTTCACCATTTGACCAGAATGATGAATTTGAGACAGAGGGATTAAATATCTTAGACTTCAGTGAAAGAAACCCATTTGGTGACTTCTAATGCTAGGAACTTACTATTATCACGAAATTATCAGAAGGACTATCATATCCTTTGGCACACTCTTCAACAATATTCATATCCAACATAAGGATAATGATGGAAATGTTGTTGATGATGTTAAGGTGCCATTGGCATATGCTCCAATGCAAAAATTTCTTGCTAAGATTCAGCAACAGGCAGATCTGAACAAACCGATTGCCATTACTTTACCAAGAATGTCATTTGAAATGACAGGTATTAATTATGATGCAAGTAGAAAAACTACTGTAACAAAGACATTCAAAGCAGTGGATGTTACTGGAAACGGTATCAAGCAAGTGTATCATCCAGTTCCATACAACATCAATTTTCAACTTGCTGCTTATTGCAAGTTAAATGATGATGCGCTTCAAATTACAGAACAAATTCTTCCATATTTCCAACCATCTTTTAACTTGACGGTTGATTTAGTTTCTTCTATTGGTGAGAAGAAAGATATTCCTGTTGTGTTGAATAGCATCAACATGCAAGATGACTATGAGGGTGATTTTACTACTAGAAGATCATTGATTTATACCTTTGACTTTACTGCCAAGACTTATCTGTTTGGTCCTATTGCAGATTCTTCCGATGGACTTATCAGAAAAGTTCAGGTCGATACATATACGAATACGGATCAAACGGTTGCCAAGAGAGAGCAAAGATATACTGCTGTTCCAGATCCAATTGATGCTGATCCAGCAGATGATTTTGGATTCTCTGAAACTACTGAATTCTTCACAGATTCTAGAAAGTATAGTCCCACCAAACAAGAGGATATTTGATTATGTCTGGATATGATGGTATTGATGAAGCCTTAGATATAACCAGTGAGACTGTAGAGTCTGCACCAGTTAAGAAAGAAAAACCTGATAGATTAACTAAAACTGATATCGATAAGGACTATCAATACAGTAGAGGTCAATTGTATTCCATCATTGAGAAAGGTCAGGAAACTCTAGACGGTGTTATGGAGTTGGCACAAGAAACCAACTCACCTAGAGCTTATGAAGTTGCTGGTCAGTTAATCAAGAATGTTTCTGATGCGACGGATAAACTTCTCAAGTTACAGAAAGAGATGAAGGATCTTAATGCAGAAGATAAAAAGAGTACAACGAATATCACCAATAATGCATTGATTGTTGGGACTACTGCTGAGTTGCAAAAACTGATCAAGCAAGGTCTTATGGATGAAAAGAAATAAATAGGATATATTACCTTGTTGCGGCAATGGCACTGAATGAAAACAAAAGTGGTGATTCTTCTCTGCGTGACTGGTTTAGCAAGAGTCGGTCTTCTGATGGCAAGCCTGGCTGGGTTCAGTTGGGTGGCAAATACGCAGGGAAACCATGTGCCAAGCAACCTGGACAAACCACCAAACCAAAGTGCGGTTCTAGCAAAATGAAACGTGCTCTCTCCAAAGATGAGGAGGAAGCAGCATTCCGTCGTAAGAATCGTCAAGATCCAAATCCAGATAGAAAAGGGAAGGCAATCAACGTGAAGACTGAAGAAACTAGCATGACGATTGACTCTTCTGCTCACAAAACACGGCAGAGAAGAGAAAAAATGAGAGCCCTGATGCAACGTGGTGTCGGTGGTGAAAGAGATGCTGCCAAGAGAAAACTTGGCAAGACCGCAGAACTTCCATCTTTGAAAAAGGAAGAGACACTCGACGAAAAGTGCTGGAAGGGATATACCGCTAAGGGTTTAAAGAAGAAGGGTAAC